CTGCTGCTCCTAAACCCGCTGCTGCTGCTCCTGCTGCTCCTAAACCCGCTGCTGCTGCTCCTGCTGCTCCTAAACCCGCTGCCGCTGCTCCTGCTGCTCCTAAACCCGCTGCCGCTGCTCCTGCTGCTCCTAAACCCGCTGCTGCTGCTCCTGCTGCTCCTAAACCCGCTGCTGCTGCTCCTGCTGCTCCTAAACCCGCTGCCGCTGCTCCTGCTGCTCCTAAACCCGCTGCTGCTCCTGCTGCGTCATCTATTGCCACTACTGGATTTAAACTTGCTCAACAAGGTGTAGATCTTGCTCAACCTAAAAAACAAAGTCTTGCATCACAAACAGCAGAACTTCGTGCTATGAGAAAAGCAGCTCAACAAAGTATTATTGCACAGGGTGGAACTCCAGCAACTCCATTGGTTCAAAGTTTTGATCCATTTGATGTTGTATTAGGTCATCTCATTGATGAAGGATATGCTGATACTGAAGAATCTGCACTCCAAATTATGGCAAATATGAGTAATGAGTGGAGAGAAAGTATTGTTGAGGCAACCCCCGTACCACTTAAAAGAGTCTAATAGATAAACACTTTTCAAAGTATACACTGGGAGGTCGCAAGACCCCCCCTTTTTTATAAATAACTTTATAAAGAAAAGAAGTTTTATTAAAAATGTCCAATCTATCGACAGAAGTTTTTGGAGATATGAATTATCTCTACCAAAATATTGCAAATAGAGATGTTGATCAACTTAACGAGAACTCTGAATATTATAATGAAGATTTTTCAGAACTTGTAGAAGATATAATTTCTACTGTTTCTTTGTCAATGATTCATGAAGGTTATAGTGCAAATGCAGTTTTATCGTTTCTTGCAGATTCACTAGAAGAAGATATTATTGAAAAATATTTAAGTTTAGATGAAACTGTTATTGCAGAAAGCGTAGTTTCTGAAGAGTATATTCAAGAACAACTTGAAATTATTGATGAAGGTATTGGATCTGTTATTAAAATTTTAGGAAAAGGGTTGAAAGTAGGTGGTAAAGCAGTTGTAAGTAATTCTGGAACTGCAATTAAAGGTGCAGTTACTAAAGTAAAAGACATTGCTAAAGGTGCTAAAGCAGCATTAACAAGTCCAACTACTAAAAAAGTTGGTTTAGGTGCTTTAGGTCTAGGTGCTGCTACTGGAGCAGGTGCTATTGGTGGTTATACTGGAGCAAAAATTGCAGGATCTGGTAATGGTAAAGGATCTTCTCCAAATTCCGCAAGATCATCTGGTACACCTAATAATGATTTTGTAAAAGGTAGCAGTCTTGCTAAACTTGGTGGTAGAGAAGGTAGAATTAAAGATGGCGAATTTAGAACCATGGGATGGTCAAATGATTCTAGACAAAAATATAATAATGCATCTGAAGTAAAGGCACCAGCACCAACAAAACCCCCCGCTGCTACCGCTTCTAGTACTTCTAGTTCATCTGGTGGCGGAAGTTCTGCTGCAAAATCAGCAACTCCTGCAAAATCAGCAACTCCTGCAAAATCAGCAACTCCTGCAAAAACAAAAACATCTGATAAGGCACCTAAAGCAGAAGATCCAATGCAGAAGTGGGAAAGACTTCATCCAAAACTTGCTGCAGTAAAAGCAGAAAGAGATCGTACAAGAGGAACAAGTGCAACCACTAATCCTATGATGAAAGACATGAAATCAAATCTCCCTCCCCCATCTTCACCTTCTGCATCGACTGCAATGACTGGTTTTGGTCTTGCTAAGAAAGGAATTGATCTTTCTCCATCTTCACCTCCTACACCAACCACAGTAAGTGGTTTTGATCTTGCTAAGAAGGGGATTGATCTTTCTAATAAAAATACTCAGCAAAAACAAACTATTAGTTCTTCTTATGAGTATGATTCTTATGATATAGTTCTTGAGTATTTACTTAATGATGGACATGCTAAGACAATTTCTGAAGCAGAATATGTTATGACCGAACTTGATGAAAGTTTTGTTCAATCACTTATTGAAAATTATGAAAGCAATCTTCTTGCAGAAGAAGTTGAAGCATGGGTAAATGAACTTGTAGATGAAGGTTATGATCTTTCAGAGTACTCTTGGGATGATATGGTTGATTATTACTTTAGTAATTGATAAGATTATAACATAATCCTAGGGGGCTTGACAAGTCCCCTTTTTTTGTGTAGACTAGGTTTGTCGCCTTTGAAGATGAGGCTTTAGATAAGCTTAGAAGACTTAAGAACCAATTCGTAAATCCTATCTACTTCACTACTAAAGAACTTTCCTTCAATATTCGTATTATAATACTCTTCACTTAATAATACGTTACGAATAAATTGTTCATAAGTTTCATAATAACTCATTGATTTCTTATGAGGACATAGGTAGAGTATTTCACGAAGAAAATGTTCTCTACCTAAGTTTTTTACATCTTCATTAAGTTCATCACAAGATCCGAAGTAATTTGTCCAATCACTTTCTCTAGTTTTTCTTCTTCCAGTCTTTCTATCCTTTTGTCTTGTCCAGAAATGTTTTTTACCAATATATTTTTTATTGTTAATAAGATTTGTAATTAAATAAACAAATCCTTCCATTTCTTTAAGAACATCGGTAAAGTCCTCTCCGTTATATTGCCAATTCATAAGAACTTTTTATTGAATTATTTAGATTTGCATTTGAAGGTGAAAGGTGGTAGACTTGAGAAAATCAATCATTTTCTAAATACTATGGTGACACTTGAATCCACACTTCGCAAATCGCATGACTGGGCAATTGACCGTATGCATTTCTTGTATGAAATGGGAGATTATGATTCTGCCGAGGCAATTCAATCAGAGTTTAGTGAGTGGTTGAATCCAGATATTCCAGAGCATGATATTTTTTCACTAATGTTTATAGGAGAATCCGATGAAAGTAGATCTTCATAACTTTTTTAAATATTTTGATTCAAAAAATCCAAAGCATGTTGCAGCAGTAGATCAATTACAAAAAGATCTAGAGCAAAAGCAACCGGATTTAATTCAAGATGAATCTAATTGGGTTAGAATATTCAGAGAAAAAGTACCGGCACAAATACAGACTGGAGTTTTAAAGGTTCCATATTATCCTCAAACGGATAACTATAGAGATGCCAGTAGAACTTGCAACTCTTCTTCTTGTGCGATGGTGTTAGAGTTCCTAAAACCAGGGACACTCAAAGGTATACAGGGAGATGATGCATATATTCAAAAAGTATTTGCAGTTGGTGATACAACAGATCATGCAGTACAAACTCGCGTTCTTCAGACTTATGGTGTTAATTCCGAATTTAATTACAATCTTGGTTTTTCTGATCTTGATAAAAGTTTATCTGCTGGAAAACCAGTTGTGATTGGAATTCTTCATAGAGGTTCTTTGTCTAATCCTAGTGGAGGACATATGGTTGTAGTGATTGGTAAAAGTGGTGACAATTATATTGTAAATGATCCTTATGGATCTTTAAATGATGGATATACTGGTGCAGTACTTAATGGTAAAGGTGCTGTATATAAGAAATCTGAACTTGCTCAAAGATGGTTGGATAATGGAAAAGATAAAACCGGATGGGGTAGGATTTTTAAATGACTCTAACAGCAGGAATAAATTTAATTAAAAAATTTGAAGGTTGTGTATTAAAATCATATCCAGATCCTGCAACTGGTGGACTTCCTATTACAATTGGTTGGGGATCTACCAAAGATACTCATGGAAAACCATTTGGATTGGGAGCAAAAATTACTCAAGAGCAGGCAGATACCTTATTGAATTATACAGTAGATCATGAATATCTTCCGGTACTTTCAAAGATACCTTATTGGGCGCAAATGAATGACAATCAGAAAGGAGCACTTCTATCATTTGCATACAATCTTGGTGCGGGATTCTATGGATCTTCTAATTTTAATACCCTGACTAGAGTTCTCAAAAATAAAGAGTGGAGTAAAGTTCCTGATGCTCTTTATCTCTATAGGAATCCTGGAAGTAATGTGGAAGCAGGACTCGCCCGTAGAAGAAAGGCGGAAGGTGATTTGTGGAAAAAATAAAATTGGGCAAGTAAAAGGTAGTTATTCTTTATTTTCTATCTTATCTAAAAGAAGTATATAAACCATAAAACCCATGGTTCCTGAAAGTACCACTCCCAAACCAATAATTATGTCCCAAGGAATTTCATTCATTCCATCCTTCCTCCTGTTCGTGTATCCATATTTTTAAATTTTTAACGTAATTTCGTAATATCTGTGCCTGTTCTTCGTGCCAAGAATCACCCGTTTCTAAGTGAAGACGGATATGATTATCTATGGCTTTAAGAATTTGGTGAATGGGTTTATTCCAACATTCGCGCTTAGGTGTATCAAAGGTACGAGACATTATTTTATGTCTTTTTAAATATTTATGCTATAATGATAAAAGTTTACACTAATTTTTATGACTGAACAGCAAGAACATCTTACAAATCTTTTGCAGCAAAGGCAACAACTCTCTCAAGAGATTGAATCTATTCAGGGACAAGCAACATTGAAAAAGGAACTTTACTTTAAAGTGCAAGGAGTTATTGAATACTTGACTCAACTTGGTGTCGTGCTTCCCGAACCAGAAGATCTAGAAGATCCAGTTGAGGAAGTGTCTGAGGAGTATTGACAGATTCTAAATAGTATCTTATTATGAAACTTCCCTAAAACACAGGGATTACATCATTAGATTTTGATGTGAAAATTAGAGCCGTGGAAGGTGCCTCCCGAGAGGGTTGGTATACCCCCCTTCTATACGGATGTAGAATTCAATTAACCTAAATGCAAAATGTTTTTACAGTAGCCCTGCCCCTTTTGGCATCGGTTACAACCAGTACGGCAACACTGCCTAGCGTGTTTCCTCCTCCATCTGCAATGCGTTCCTCAACCATTACAGATTCTGCACCATTCATTATTATTCAAGAGGAGCCTACATTAAAGACAGCGACCAAAGAGGTTGCTCCCGAAAAACCAAAAGAGAAAAGACTAGTCTGTAAAGGATGTAATGATTATGAATCTAAAACTTTAGATTTTCTTCAGAATAGAGGAATCTATGACAAAAATGCTCTTGCTACTATCATGGGCAACATCAAACAGGAATCTACCTTTGTTCCTAATATCTGTGAAGGTGGTGCAAGAGTTTCCTATTATAATTGTAGGAGTGGTGGGTTTGGATTACTTCAGTGGACTGATCATGTAAGATACAATGGTTTAGGACGACATGCTGATAAGATTGGAGCAAATCCTTCTTCAATTGAAACACAATTAGATTATATGCTAATTGAATCTGACTGGAAAATGATTGAAAAACACATGAAAAGACCAGGAGGAACAATTGGTGATTATATGAATCTTGCTCGTACCTGGATTCGTTGGGGTCATACTGGTTCTCGAACCTCATATGCCTATGATTATGCAAATCGATTAGTTCAAGTGGAAATTTAATTGATTTAAAATAGTTTAGAGAGGGCATTTCCTCTCTTTTCTTGTATATATAAACACATACCTATATTAAGGAAAATTATGTCAGAATTAGTAAAAGGAACAGTAGAGCAAATTGCAGATGCAGTTGCAGAGTGGAAAGTTGAAGATGAAAAGTTTGTTGCAGGTAATAATGCTGCAGGAACTCGTGCTCGTAAAGCACTTCAAGAAATTTCTAGACTTGTAAAAGTTCGTCGGGGCGAAATTAGTGAGGAAAAGACTATCCGCAAGGAAGAGAAGGATAGTTGATAAATATGGGAGAGTAGTTTAATTCATTTTCTTATGTTCAATTTTAATTTTGGAAATAAGAAACCTGATATAAAAAAATATGCAATTATAGGAATTGTATTAACTTCTATAATCGCAGCACTCTCCCAATGCACTCATCTTAAAGAAGATTTTATTTGGGATTTACTTGATGAGGGTCAAAGAGAGTACTTTCCAAAAACTATTATTAACGATTTTATAATCAAAGATCCTGAAAAATTAAACAGAAGAGTCCATAGGGACATAGATAGAGCAATAGATCGAGTCACTCCAGAATATGATCGCATTATTAAAGAAGCGGATAAAAAGTATCAACCGAGATATGTTGAAGAAAAGAATGATGAGAGTGAGTGCTATACTGATGATTGTAAAGCACTTGCCCCTCCTATGAGGATTTGTGCCCCTTGGGTTGATGACTGCCCTAAAGAGGTTGACATTCTCCCCTAAAGGTGTTATGATTTAAAAGTCAGAGATTCGGGGATCCACCCTTTTCCTGATAGTGGTAGAATTCTGCCATACCTTGCCTCAGTAACTCAGTGGATTAGAGTATCCGGTTTCTACCCGGTTAGCCGCAGGTTCGAATCCTGCCTGAGGCGTTAAGATTTTTTGAAAAAAAGTCTTATAAATAAAATATACTTGTTGAATAGAAATGTCCCGCTTAGTCTCAAAACCCGAATTCGATTATCCACTCGGCAATCTGTCCGATTGGAATCGTTGCGGGCATATTGCGGCGCAGTTTCCCCCGACTTTTATGAAAAAATAGTAAATCTATTCAATCATAAAAGTAAAAGGGGGAGAAACCAAAAGTTCTCTCCCTTTTTTATTGGTTATGACAGTTTCTCAAGTGTCCACTAATCACTCCAAACGGTCTGAAAGGTGGTAAATTAATCAGGTGGTCGAGAGATCGCACAGCACATTGACAATTAAATAGAAATCCTTTATTATTGGGTCGTTGGCAGATCGGTTTATGCACCCGGCTTTTAACCGGTAGAGAGAGGTTCAACTCCTCTACGACCCATATGGGAGAGTGGCTACTGTCGGCAATATGTGTAGTCCGTGTCTGTAAAACACGTACATAAGAACCATCGGGGGTTCGATTCCCTCCTCTCTCACTTAGATGATTCAGCAATTCTTACTTTCTTTTTGGTAGAAAAAACAATCATCTAGTTTACTGTGGAGTAGAGCAGTCCGGTAGCTCGTCAGGCTCATAACCTGAAGGTCGCAGGTTCGAATCCTGCCTCCGCCACGGGGGATTAGTTTAGTGGTAAAACGGATGCTTTGCAAGCATTTGTCACCAGTTCGACTCTGGTATTCTCCACTTGCGGAATTAGTTCAGTGGTAGAACGCAACCTTGCCAAGGTTGATGTCATCGGTTCAAATCCGATATTTCGCTCCATTTGGCCTCTTAACTCAGCGGTTAGAGTGTCTGCCTGTCTAGCAGAAAGTCAGGGGTTCAAATCCCCTAGAGGTCGTCGTCCCTATACTTTTTCAGTTTTGTATGTGGGCAGTATTGATAAACTGATAGAAATATCTCTTATGAGAGATATTTCTTATGGAGAGAGTCCGGTTGGTCGAGGGAGCAATCTTGAAAATTGTCGGGTGTTAAAGCCTCGCAGGTTCGATTCCTGTTCTCTCCGCTTGGCGTAGTAGACAAATTGGTAAAGTCACCATCCTTTCAAGATGGATATTTTGCGGGTTCGATGCCCGTCTACGCTTCTTGCTTCTTTATGAAGCATTTTTATTCCCCTGTAGCTCAGCGGTAGAGTCGTCGGCTGTTAACCGATTTGTCGCAAGTTCGAATCTTGCCGGGGGAGTTGAAGGTATATCCTTCATATCTGGGAGTAGCTCAGTTTGGTAGAGCTGGGTGTTTGGAACGCTCAAGTCGCAGGTTCAAATCCTGCCTCTCAGACCACGGGAACATGGTGTAGGTTGGTCGGCACGTATGTCTGAAGAACATGAGGTCACAGTTCAATTCTGTGTGTTCCCACTCATAGGAATATAGCTCAATGGTTAGAGCAATCGGTTGATAACCGATAGATTCCAGTTCAAATCTGGGTATTCCTATTCCCGAAAGGGATTTAAGGTGAGTTGGCAGAATGGTAATTGCAAAAGTTTGCTAAACTTTCGGGTTAATATCCCATATAGGTTCGACCCCTATACTCACCGCCTTGGTTGTATAGTTCAGTTGGTAGAACGCTTCTCTCATAAGGAAGTCGTCGGTGGTTCAATTCCACCTACAGCCACTGTGTAGGTAGCATAATTGGTTAATGCCCTTGACTGTGAATCAAGGTAATGCGAGTTCAAATCTCGTCCTACACCCCAAATGCCCATATAGTTCAGTGATAGAACGCATTCTTGGTAAGAATGAGGTCGTGAGTTTGATTCTCACTATGGATTCCGTCTAGGTGGCAGAGTGGTCGAATGCGGAAGTCTGCAAAACTTCTTATCGTGGGTTCGAATCCCACCCTAGACTCTTGATTCTTTATGAATCATATTTAATCCCAGATAGACAAATTGGTAAAGTCACCTCACTTTGAATGAGTTTTTTGGAGGTTCGACCCCTTCTCTGGGAGCCTTGCCCGATTGATGGAATTGGTATACATACTTGTCTTAGAAACAAGGTTTTACAGGTTCAAGTCCTGTATCGGGTATTCCACTGGACGCAGTGGAAAGGTGTATGTAAAATTGTACAGTTTTATATGAACCTCTGAAGTATTGCAAATGGTTCAATTCCTTAACTCTGGAGAGGTTGGAATACTTCATAAATGCCCCTGTGGTGAAATTGGTAAACACAGTTGATTCAAAATCAACCACTTCGGTTTGTCGGTTCAAGTCCGACTGGGGGCATTGGATTTTATATCCAAACATATGCAGGAATAGTGCAGTGGTCTAGCATCCTTCTCTCCAAAAGAAGAGACCTCAGTTCAAATCTGAGTTCCTGTGCCATGCCCTGGTAACTCAGTGGAAGAGTGCTTCGCTACGAACGAAGAAGACGGGGGTTCAAATCCCTCTCAGGGTGCCACAATCTAAATAACAAGAGGTGCAACAAAGGCAATGGAATCCATAGAACCACATAGCGTAATATTGGTTCTAAACAGTTCTTATGAACCATTACATTTTACTAACTGGAAACGAGCAATTAATCTTTTATTTAAAGAAAAGGCTCGATTTATTAGTAAACGTGTAATTCGTTTAGTCAATTATGTAAGAATTCCTTTCAATTATGGTAGAGACTCTTATCCAACAAGAGCCTTGATTTACAAAAGGGATGATCATGAGTGTCAATACTGTGGATCCAAAAAAGATCTTACAATTGACCATGTGATTCCTCGTTCCAGGGGTGGACAGGACACATGGGAAAACCTTGTTGCTTGTTGTACCAAATGTAACTTAAAAAAAGGAAGTCAAATGCTTTCTGAAATTAGCATGACTTTAAAGAGAAAACCAGTAGCACCTTTCAATAGGATATATCTGGGACTTCAAAAAAGTAAAATTTCAGAATGGCAGGAGTACGTAATTGCTTAAGGACGGTTTCAGAACTGTCACAAAGAGGTTGACTAATCATCGACTTTCTGGTATTCTTTAGGGGTGGTTGAGAGATCACCCAACTAATCGGGAGATTAACTCAGTGGTTAGAGTGTCTGCTTTACACGCAGAAAGTCCACAGTTCGAATCTGTGATTTCCCATACACCTTCGGGTGTTAAGATGAGACAGCAACTAAATGCACTAGTCGTTTAAACTAAAAAGCAAAAAACTCATCTTGCTCAACAAAGTTGATACAGCAATCTAAAAATTGTTATATCAAAACAACACAAATCAACTTGGAGAAAACATCATGACTTTCATTACTGCTCTCGAATCTGAAATGAATGATACCGTGACTGAAAACGGTGCAAAATCTTATAAATCCACACTGAACAAGTGTCTGGATCTGTTTGGAAAAATTGCTGCTTGCCGTAGCGATTTGAATACCGCGCAAAAACTCTTCGCTCATGCGTATGCAGAGAATCCTGAGACTGCGACTCGTATTCTATTCTGGGCACGGGATATTCGTGGTGGACAGGGAGAACGTGCTGTTTTCCGTCAACTGTTCAAGTATCTTGTTGAGGACAATGGTGAAATCGGTGCAAAACTGGTTTCTCTGGTTCCTGTTTATGGACGTTGGGATGACTTGCTTGTGTTGGAGAATACTTCTGCATGGGAAACTGTGTTGAATGGAATTCAAAATCAATTGAACATTGATCGCATCTCTTACAAGGCAGGAGAATCTGTTTCTCTGCTTGCGAAGTGGTTGCCTTCTATCAATGCTTCTAGCAAGGATACCAAGCGTCTTGGTCGTAAGATTGCAACATATCTTGGACTGAGTGAGCGTGAGTATCGTAAGATTCTGAGCAATTTGCGTACTCATATCAACGTCGTTGAAAAAGCGATGTGCTCCAAAGAGTGGTCTGCAATCGACTACTCCAAAGTACCTTCTCGTGCCGCTTTCATGTATCGTAAGGCATTTGCAAAGCAAGACAGCACTCGTTATCAAGAGTATCTAAATGCTGTTGCGAAAGGTGAAGCAAAGATCAATGCTTCGACTCTCTATCCTTATGATATTGTTGATCAATATCTATACCGGGGTGCTCGTAACGACAAAACTATCGACTTGCAGTGGGAAGCACTTCCTAACTACATGGAAGGTGTGGAGTTCAACGGACTTGTTGTTGCAGACGTTTCTGGTTCTATGATGGGTCGTCCTATGGCAGTCTCTATCTCTCTGGCAATGTATATTGCAGAACGTAATACTGCCGAAGTGTGGAAGAACAAGTTCCTCACTTTCTCAGCAAAACCAGAACTTCAATCTATCGTTGGTTCTACCATCGGTAAGCGGATTGATAATCTTTCCCGTGCAGCATGGCAGATGAATACTGACCTAGTTGCAGTATTCAAGACTGTTCTTGATGCTGGTGTAAAGAATAATGTTCTTGCCCAGGATATGCCTCAGAAACTGATCATTGTTTCAGACATGCAGTTTGACCAGGCCTGCCGCTCTAACAACAGAAGTAACTTTGAGCAAATTCAAAAACTCTACCGCAAGGCAGGGTATGAAATGCCCCAATTGGTCTTCTGGAATGTGAATGCTTATGCTGATGTTCCTATTCAGGCACATGACACTGGTACTTGTCTAGTGTCCGGTTGTAGTCCTTCTATTCTGAAGTCTATTCTGACTGATAGTGTTCTGACACCAGTTGACACGATGAACGATGCGGTGTATGATGAACGTTATGCACCAATTGGTGAAGTGTTCGCCTGATATATGATGGGGGGTTGACAATCTCTTCCCCCTCTGCTAAGATGATTAAAGATGGTTCAGCAATTCAAAATTCTGGCGAATAAAAACCATCTTGATTCACGGGAGAGTAGCTCAGTAGGTAGAGCACTGGATAAAATACATCGAGTTAATTTGATGTTAACAGCAACCATAAATACAACCCGAATGTCGTAAGTTCAAGTCTTACCTCTCCCACTTATAGATGATTCAGCAATCAAAAACTTCTTATGTAAAAAGAAAAAAATCATCTAGTTTCACCAAGATAGTATAATGGTAGTACGCTTAAAAATCGGTTATCTTGTAAAAGATACGGACAGCAATTACTAATAATCCATCAGTAAAGGAGGAAGTCTAGGTTCGATTCCTAGTCTTGGTATTAGGTAATTCAGCAATTAATTTCTTATGTTAAAGAAAAAAATTACCTAGATAAATAAACCTAAGATAAATCAGCAACACAATAGGATACTTTGGTTCGATTCCAAAAAATTTATCTTGAATAACGTGGGGAAGTGTACCGGTTGCACAAGAGTCTCATAAACTCTAGGTAGGTGGTTCAATTCCACCCCCCGCCATTTAGTATGCCCTTGTAGCTCAGTGGTAGAGCAACGGTTTTGTAAACCGTTGGTCGTCCGTTCAAATCGGATCGGGGGCTTGACAAATTTAATATTTGTCTTATAATGATTCATATGCGGAATTAGTTCAGTGGTAGAACGCTATCCTTCCAAGTTAGATGTCACCGGTTCAAGTCCGGTATTCCGCTTCCCTATAAAATCTAGGGAGTCTAAATAACCTTCGTAGTTATAATTCTTAATAATCTTTATGAAAATCAATTCTATTCTTTCTGCAACTGCACTTGTTGCCATTTCCTTTGCTTCTCCAGCAATGGCACAAGTAGTAAATGTTGGTCAATTGACTGATGTTCAACCTACTCAATGGTCTTATCAGGCGATTTCCAATCTTGTTTCTCGTTATGGATGTGTTGCAGGATACCCTAATGGCACTTTCCGATCAGATCAACATGCTACTCGTGACGAACTTGCGGCATTGACTAGTGCTTGCCTTGATAACATCACTCAATTCTATACAGAAGCAGATGCTCGTTCTGCTGCTGCACTTCGCGCAGAGTTCTCTCGTAAATTCAAATCTACTAATGCTCGCGTAACTGCCCTTGAAGTTGTTTCTGCTCGTAAGGCACAAGGAGTTGGCAATTATCTGGGTGCAGGCGTCCTCCTGAACCGTCAGGGTGTCGCTGGTAACGGTTATGAAGAAACTCGCACTGTTCTTGGTGGAACGATTCAATCACGTTACGCTGTAAAGACTTTCAGTAATCAGAATGCTGTTTCTGTTCGCCCCTACGTTAACTTCGTAGGCACCCCTGCTGGTGAGATTGGTGCTGGCGGTGGTGCTCTTCTGTCTTATGATTGGAGTGTTGCCCGTGCCAAGAGTGGAGTAAGCAAAGCAAATATTTACACTGGAGTTGGATATCAAATTCCTTTCGTAAATAACACTGATGCTAACTTCCAATCTGCCGTTGGTTCAAAAGGTCAAGCAGTCTTTGCTGTTGGTCTTGAAGGTCGTCTAACTAACTCTCTGGTTGGTTTTGCTGATGTTAAATTCCCAACTACGAATGCTGCAACTAGTTATGATGTAAATTGCGGCACCTATAGTCCTGTTGCCACAGTTGGACTCGGATTCAAGTTCTGATAGTATAGACGAATAAAATTAGATCATCCCCCTCTTTAGGGGGATTTTTTTATAAATACTTAAAAAGATATGAATATAAAACTTTGGTATTGTAACTCTATGAAACAATGGCGTTGGACATTAACTGATACTTCTCGTACAATTATCAAGCAAGAATCTGGACAACAATCAGATTTAAGAGTTGCCATGAACGATATTGCAAATACTGTTGAATATATGTTGAACAATTGATATACTTATAAATACTTCAAAAGTATTAATGTAATGGAAAAATTATATAAACTCATTAGTGATATACAGGCAAATCTTTTTGTTCTTTTTCATAAGACATGGGTTTTTCATTGGAATGTTGTAGGTATGGATTTTCAACAACTTCATACTTTATTTGGTGGTCAATATGAAGCAATGATTGAAGAGATTGATCGCATTAGTGAGCATATGCGTTATATGAATGTTCGCCCAATCGGAACTCTTACAAGAATGGTTGAAGTGGCAACCATTGGCGAAGGATCTAATACATCCCAAATTGATGAAATGGGACAAAAGCAAATTATTCCTGGGAAACCAATTACAAAATCAGACGAAATGATTAAGCGTTTGCTTGTTGATAATATTACATTAATTGAATTACTTACTGCTTTATCTGAAGAGGCAGAATCGCAAAGGCAATATGCGACAGCAAATCTATCTCAAGACTTGATGGAATCTCATGGCAAATTTGTTTGGCAATTGAGAGCATTTACAGAAAAAACTGCTAAACTTTCAATCGAAGATTCTGAAATAACACCAATTCAAGTTCCAGAAGAACAACCAGTAGATCCATATCAAGTACAACCATTTGTACAACAACAATAAATCTCATTAATTGAATTGATAATAAAATGGAAAATTTACGAATTCGTTGCAGAGTGTGCAACAAAGAAATAGAAGGACATCTTGAAAAAACAATTTCTTGCGGATGTCCGAATATGGCATCTATTTGTGGAAATAAGATCACGGCAGTTGACCTATCTAATATTGTTATGCTAACTTCTGCTCATGTAAAAGTAAAATCGAGTATTCTTACAAATGAAGATATTGCTTGGCAGGAAGAGAGAAGAAAAAGAAAGGTAAGACGTTTGGATTTTGAAGTTCGTTGAGAACTTTATTGTTATAATGAATACAAAACTCCAATCTCAAAATCTTTATAATACTAATTAGTAACAGTACGATACAAAACAAATGGATTCTCATACCTTTAACAATTGGGTTAAGATTAAAGAAACATTTGAAAAGTCTGGAAATACTAATAATCAATTTTATAAGAGAGCATGTGCTATAATTAAGACTGGTAAAGATCCAATGGAAAACTTTTTTGATGGTAAGAAATGACGCCTGATGAAATTGAGAAACTTATAGATAGCAAAATATTATCACATGAAGTTCGTGTTGGATGGATTAGTGGTATTATTGGATCACTATTTACTTTTGGAATTATACATTCAATTTGGTTGATAAAACAATCGTTGGTGGGTTGACGGGGTGGGGTCGCTGTGGTATGATAGATACATCACCGGGGCGTACTATAGTCTTAGAATGTTTCCCCTGATAACCAGTTTTCTAACTGGTACACTTGACATAAAAATCAAATCACCCTATAATAACAAGGCAACAAATCAAAACAATGTCTCTGATCACTAAGTTTAAGAAAGATATCGGCACTCTCCGTGCATCTGCAAATGGAGATTTTCTTCTTGATGTAAAGAATCCAAAACTGTATAAAAAGGTTCGTCGATACTATCAAAATGAAGGAGTAATTTTCTCTGATGATCCTCTTGATAATTATGACATTCTAATTGAATGTATTGCTCAAGATCTTGAAACCGCAGAAGTTGTATGAGGATAAAAGTTTTACTTGAACGGGAAGGTTATCGTTTCGTTGAGAAAGGTATTATCGAACTCAACGGTATGCCTGATTACCGTCTACAAAAACAGAACTACTACACTAAGCACTGGAACGACATCTATTTATTCGATAATTCTATGCAGTGTTCTACTGCAATGGAGGATATTGAGTACGCAAAATGGTTGGATCCCGATAGAGTTCCTTGTTATGTGAAGGATGATGATGAAGACCCGGATAGTCTATAACAGCACTGGTCGGAGTAACTCCCTTATGTCTAGATCTAGTATACTTCGTTACTTGGGAAATGTACTTCTTATAATTGGTTATCAAATCATGTTGTGGGGAGACTTTAAATATGGATTACTTATAAAGTGTATTGGAGGAATTTTAACAATACCATTTGCAATTAAATTGCGTTTGTGGGATGTACTTGTTTTATGTGCATTTTTTACTTCTAATGAAATTGTCAAATTAATTCATTTGTTTGTATAGTCACGGAGAGACTCTAAAAGTACTGGTGGAACCAAAGACCCCCTATGCCCTCGTCGTATGGGCATTATAAGTGACGACTGGTGCGGATGGGACTCTCTCCCGCCTGGTTTACAATTTCCAGTTAAAGAATTGGTGGCGAGCCTGAAAAATCTGAGGGGAGTTGCAAAAACTCACCTTTTTTGGTATAATAACATAAATGAAATCAATGAAATCAATTAAATGAATTTGCATCTAACCTATTTTGGAGATAATAATTTTTTTCCAGGTAAACAAAGAATTCGCAGACAAGCAGAAAACTTTGACATATTTTCTTCTATTAAAGAATATGGTGAGGATGATTTAAATAATAATTCTTTCTGGCAAGATTATGCTCAACCTATGATGCAAGAGCGTATTACTATGCCTGGAAAGTTTTATGGTTATTACGCCTGCAAACCTTATTTTATTTTGAAAGCACTTGAAAGTATTCCTGAAAATAATGTACTTCTCTATGTTGATTCTGGATGTGAGTTGAATAAGAATGGGTTGGAGAAACTCCAACAGTATTATGAAGAGTGTGTTGAAACTGGTGGAGTTTTCTTTTCATTAGATCTTCCAGAATGTCAATGGACAAAGATGGATACTTATCGTAGAATTATGCAAGAAAATGGTGAGTATTTAATGACTAGGCAAATCATTTCTACTACATTTCTTTTGAAAAATACTTTAATAACTAGAGAACTAGTTGGAAAGTGGAAAGATATTTGCGTAGAAGAAAATGGACATTACCTCGATGATAGTCCTTCAGAACTTCCTAACGATCCTATCTTCAGGGAGAATAGGCACGATCAATCAATTTTGTCACTTCTTGTAAAAAACTTTGCTGAAAGTTATGACTTTACCTTTCATGAAGATGATACCTATGAGGAAGTATGGCAAAAGAATGGTCTTGGAGGATTACCTGTAGGATCAGGACAGGCAAGAGTATGGAACACTTATGGACGAGAGTTTCCTATTTGGGCAACTCGAAATGGTCAAATAGATTTTACAAATTGTGAAGTATGAAAAAAGCATTAATTACTGGTATTACAGGACAAGATGGATCATATCTTGCCGAACTGCTTTTAGAAAAAGGATACGAAGTTCATGGAATCATTCGCAGATCTTCATCTATCAATACTGCTCGTATTGATCACATATATCAAAATATTAAATTACATTATGGAGACTTAACAGACTCGACTAATATAGTAAGAGTTATTCAATTGGTGCAACCAGATGAGATTTATAATCTTGGTGCTCAAAGTCATGTTAAAGTATCCTTCGAGATGCCTGAATATACTGCTGATGTTGATGCTGTGGGAACTCTTCGCATTCTTGAAGCGGTGCGTCTCTTGGGTATGGAAGACCGTGTAAGGATCTACCAGGCATCTACAAGCGAACTCTATGGACTAGTTCAGCAAACCCCACAGAAGGAGACCACACCCTTTTATCCTCGCTCTCCTTATGGTGTGGCGAAGCTTTACGGATATTGGATTGTCAAAAACTATCGTGAGGCATATGGAATGTATGCTTGTAGTGGCATTCTATTCAATCATGAATCTCCCCGTCGTGGTGAGACATTTGTAACCCGTAAGATTACTCAGGCACTTTCTAAAATTTCTGTAGGACTTCAAGATTGTTTGTATCTTGGTAATCTTAATGCAAGACGAGATTGGGGACACGCAAAAGACTTTGTAGAGGCAATGTGGTTAATGCTTCAACAAGATGAACCAGAAGACTTTGTGATTGCTACAGGTGTTCAGTATTCAGTAAAAGATTTTGTTGAAGAAGCGGCACCTTATTTTGGTATGAATATTGTGTGGTTGAATGAAGGTTTGGATACCGTTGGTTATGATAGAAATAGTAAAAAAACAGTTATTAGGGTCGATCCTAAATATTTTAGACCTGCTGAAGTAGAGACTTTGTTAGGTGATGCCTCTAAGGCAAAGGAAAAACTAGGTTGGGAACCTAAGATTTCATTTAAACAATTAGTTGAGGATATGTGCATTTATGGACAGTGATAGTAAAATTTTTGTAGCAGGGCATCGTGGATTAGTTGGGTCAGCAATTATCCGACAATTAGAAAAACAAGGTTGTAAAAATATTGTAACTAGAAATAGAACTCAATTAGATCTTCGGATTCAAAAGAATGTTGATGAGTTCTTTATGGAGGAAAGACCTGAGTATGTCTTTTTGGGAGCTGCTAAGGTAGGTGGCATTGGATACAACAAGCAAGTACCTGCAGATTTTATTCGTGAAAATTTGCAGATTCAAACTAATGTAATTGATAATGCTTATCGTAATGGATGTAAGAAACTTCTATTTCTTGGTTCTGCCTGCATTTATCCAAAATTAGCACCTGTTCCAATTAAAGAAGAGTATTTGATGACAGGTCCTTTGGAGGAAACTAACATTTCATATTCGTTGGCAAAGATTGCTGGATATATGATGTGTAAAAAATATACTGAACAGTATGGATTTCAAACTATTTCGGTTATGCCCAACAATCTTTATGGTATCAATGATAATTTTATTCTTGAACAATGTCATGTAATTCCAAGTTTCATTAATAAGTTTGCAACTGCAAAGGATAAGAATCTTCCTAATGTTAGTTGTTTTGGTGATGGAAGTCCAACTAGAGAATTTTTGTTCTCGGATGATCTTGCTGATGGTTTAATTTTCTTGATGAATAATTATTCCGATCCAGAGATCATTAATATTGGACCAAATCGTGAAGTAAGTATTAAAGAACTTTCTGAATTGGTTTCTAGGGAAGTTGGATATGATGGTGAATTGATTTGGGATATTACAAAACCAAATGGAACTCCTAGAAGAGCATTAGACACTTCTAAAATGAATGATCTTGGATGGAAAGCACCAACTTCTCTTGAGGATGGACTTAAAATTACAATCGATTGGTTCTTAAAAAATAGGAGCAATTATGTCAGAGTTTAAGTGGCCATTGATGAAAAATTCAATCTCATTTGGAGATAGAATTAGATTAGCAAAATTTATTTTAACTTCTGATAAGTTTACTCAAGGTAAAAAAGTAGAACAATTTGAAAAATCTTGGTCTCAATGGTTGGGATGTAAATATTCTTTATTTGTAACTTCTGGAAGCACTGCAAATTTTCTTTTGATTGCTGCAATTATAGAAAAATATAATTTGCAACCAGGAGATAAAGTTTTAGTCCCTGCCTGTACTTGGGTTACAAACATTAATCCAATCATTCAGTTGGGACTGACTCCTATTTTTTGTGATATTAGTTTGGATGATTATAGTTTTGATATTTCAAACTTAAAAACAATTGCTAAAAATAATCAAGATATTAAAGTTGTATTTGTAACTCATTTATTGGGTATTCCATCTAAAGTTGAAGAATATAAAAAGATCCTCCCAAATTCTCTTTTTATTGACGATGTTTGTGAGTCTCACGGATGTTTAGATGCTACTGGTGAACGTGTTGGAAAAAATAGTTTAGGTTCTACATTTAGTTTTTATTTTGGGCACCATATGTCTACTGTAGAAGGTGGGATGGTTTCTACTAATAATAAAGAACTTTATGATCTAATGAAACTTAAAAGATCTCACGGTCTTGCTAGAGTTTCTGATAGATTCGATGAGTATGCCCAACAGAATCCTGAGATACAGAAATCATTTTTATTTGTAAGTGATGGATATAACTTTAGGAATACTGAGTTTGGTGCAGTTCTTGGATTATCTCAGTTGAAAAGGTTAGATGCGTTTATTCAAAATCGTAGAAAGACCTATGATAAGTTTGTTAAAATTGTAAATGCTAATGAAAATTTTTATCCAATAGTCTATAATAGTGGTAATAGTTGCTTTTGCTTCCCATTTATTTGCAAAACCAAAGAGATAAAAGAAAAACTGATTCAACTTTTTCAAAAATATAAAATTGAATACCGTCCAGTTGTTGGGGGTAATCTGTTGAAACAACCTTATCTTAAGGAATATGCTATTACTGGAAAAATAAAAAACTTTAATGTTGATTTAATTCACGAAAATGGTGTGTATATTGGTAATAATCAATTTGTATCTAATAATGATATGAAATTACTTGCAAAAATTGTAGGAGAAATCTAATGAATAAGTTTGGAAATCTGATCGACGAGTGCATCAAAGAGACTATAGATGAAGTTCTTTCATGTGGAGAACTTCATGATGTAGAATATATTGAAACTGACAATCTGGGAGAAGTTGTTGAGAAACTTTCAATTCTTCATACCCGTATGTGGATGCTGGAAGATGCAATTCAAGAGGCAAAGAGTGATTCTGAAGTTGCTGACCTAAAACGTAAGATTGATATTTGCTTCAAAGTAAAACGACCCCGTTTGGTGCAGGCAATTAATCTTCTTGTGGATAATGCGATTGCTTCAGGAAAAACTCTCCGTGAGGACTCCGTAAAACTCTATAAAGGGGTTGGGTAATATGTCACTCAAGTATATTCATCACCATTTAGGACTTGGTGACCATATCATTTGTAATGGTATGGTACGCCATTTCTGTAAAAAGTATGACAATATAGTTCTTTTTTGTTATACTCACTACTATGATAATATCAGTCATATGTATCGTGACTTGGAAAATCTGGAAATCTTTAACTTTGATGTTGAAGATGAGGCAATAAGATTTGTGGAGAATAATTCGACAGTCAAAAATAATCTAATCAAACCAGGATTTGATAAACTTGATAGTTGTTTAGGTAGAATGACTTTTGACGAAGCATTTTATCATCTCGCCGGACTTGATTTTCAAATTAGATTTGATGAGTTTTATTTTGAAAGAGATTTGGAAAAAGAGGAAGAGGTTTGCGAAATATTAAATCCTGATGGTCAAAAATATATTTTTGTTTTGGATGATCCAAAAAGAGGATATAATATCGATATGAATAAGGTTACGGGTGAATATAAAGTAATTCGTAATGACTATCAATTTGGTATGTTTGATTATATTAAATTGCTAGAAAATGCAGAAGAAATTCATATGATGCAAACTGGATTTTTGGATTTGGTTAATTCTTATAAAATGGATAAACCAAAAGTTTATCGACACAATTATGTAAGAAACTATCCTGCATCAATTCATTCAAAGGGGTTAAATGAGGTAACTGGAATTGACTGAGACTGGTTATATATCTTATTCTGACTCAAGATTTAATTATCCATATAAAGGATTTTGTTCAATCGTTTGTGGAATTATTGATATGGCTCTAGAGCATTATGTTGTAAATGATAATTTTAATATTGAAATATCAGAATCCCAAACCTTAAGTTTATTTGATAATATTTCTCCAAAAAATAATCACACATATGAGGTTGGGTCTTGGTGGTTGAAAAGATATTTTTCAAATCAAATTTATGAATGTCAATATAACGCGCATACTCCAGCAAATCTAGATAATCTAAAAATTAAGAATAAAGTTTATAATCATATTCTTAAAATTAAAGATGAATATTTGGATAGATTTGATAAAAAAAAGTTAGAGTTGGGAATTGATAAAGATACTTTAGGAATACAGATAAGAGGCACTGATAAAAAACAAGAACTTCCAGAGATTCAAATACAAAGTATCTTTGATTCAATTGACAAAGTTGACAAACAGAAAATATTTGTTGCCACAGATGATAAGTATTATCTGGACGGTTTGTTGAATAGATATGGCGAAAGAATTGTTTATGACAACTCACTTCAAATTAGTAGTGGATCTGAATCCATTCATCATAACTGCCTCAATCGATCTCAGATAAATGAAGAAGTATTATCTAGCGTTTATTTACTTTCAAACTGTAGTCACTTTTTGTATAGTTTTTCAAACGTTAGTTTACTAGCTCTTATTATGGGAGTCAATAATTTCCAATTCGTAGATTACCTAAACAAATGATTAGTATTGTAACCGGCACACTTAATCGATTGGGAATGCTCCCATCTTTAATTGAAAATACTGTGTTATCTGATGAAAGATTGGAACTGGTATTGGTTGATGGTGGAAGCACTGATGGAACTCTTGATTATATCAAGCAACTCAATCATCCACAAATTAAATTGATCGAAGTTGGTGGACGCAGTTCATATCCACACTTTATGAATCTTGGTATTCAGGCAGCAACTCACGAAGTTATTTGCCAGTGGAATGATGATGTAATTTTTTGCAATGAATGGTCTGAAGTATTCCTGGAACTTCAATCTGATTATGATTTTTATCTTTTTAATTGGAAGTATGGTTCATACGATGATACTAAAAATCTTGAATGGTTGAAGGGACTAGATCATCACGATGGTTGGTGCCTCTGTAATGTTGCCGATTCTGGTGGTGAGATCGTAATGAATTACGGTTTATATCGTAAGAAGATTTTTAGGGAAATTGGAATGTATAATCCGGAGTATCGATATTATTGTGCTGACGGTGATATGGCATATCGTGCTTATGCATTTGGTTACAAAGTAAAGGATCTCCGACACATTAGAGTATGTTCTCTTCCTGTTGGAAAAGTTGCAACATCACATCCAGAAGATCATTCAATCTATCAAAAAAATATGGATCTTTATCGACAAAAGATCCTTCCAGAAAGTCTTCAGTATCTTTGAATAATCATATCTCTATGATTTGCTAATTGATTATCGTTCTCATCAAATGGTTCTCCGATAAAAGCAAAGTTATCTAACTTACGATCTCTTTTAATAGGAGTTCCAATTCCTTCATAGTTAAAATATTCATCATTAACGAATAAACTTGTGAGTGCCTGAGGGTAGATTATCTCTTGCAGAAATCTTTGATCTACTGCACGATCTGTAACCCAAGAACTTGTTTGGATATATTGATCCATTTTTTCCTTAATATTTTCAATAAATCCTCCTTTTGCTCCCCACATTCCGGCACTAATTTCCCAGGCATGTCCTCCTGGATGATCTCTGATGATGTGAAAGTCTTTACCGGAAGCAATCCATTCTTCTACTGCTGCCACATCTCTTTCGAAGATACGAGAATCACAATCCCTAGAAATAAAATATTCCACCCCTTCTTCTGATGCTGGTGCAAAACGCCACATAGCATTACATACATTCTGATCAACTTTAGTATTAATTAGAACAACATTATTTGCTTCCAGATGCTCTAATACATAATTAGGTACAGAGTCATTATGGTAGACTCTCATTTGCCAATCAGGGTAAAATTTTTCTCTAACTTGAGAGTTTTTAATTGCTCCTATTGTGTATTTGGGATTATCACCGTATAATGAAAAGGACAGAACTCTCATAGTATTTTCAATTTTTTATTATATATATGACTGCGAAAAAAAAGTATAATTTAGTTGGTGGTGGTTTTAACCATTATGATAATGGCAATAAGGCATCTTCAATTTACAAACAGGAATCTAAGTTTATTGAATGGGTAGATTCTGGTGCAGATGAAACATTTTATGTGGACCATGCGATCAGTCTAGCATTTGATGATGAAGATAGTCTTAAAAAATATGCTTGGTTATTAGAATCCGCAAATATCTATCCGGAGATTATTGAAGATGTGAAGCGTAATTATTTGCATTATACAAGAGCATATGATGCAATCTTCACTCACAATCAAGAACTTGTAAATCTTCATCCAAAGTTTAAGTTTGCCCCTCTTCAAGGAAGTTGGATTCCGGAACCAAAACTTTATGAGAAGAGTAAGTTAGTCTCTATGATTTGTTCTAATAAATCTATGTGTGCTGGGCATAATCATAGATTATTATGGGCCCAAAAACTTCAAGAAAAGGTTGATTTTTATGGTCGTGGATTCAATGAGATTGAAAATAAAGAAGAAGGTCTAGTAGACTATATGTTTTCGGTTGCAATCGAAAATGCAAGTTATGAAACCTACTTTACAGAAAAGGTTCAAGATTGTTTCGCAACCGGAACAATTCCAATTTATTATGGAGCACCAGATATTGGAAAGTTCTTTAATCCAAAAGGAATTATCACTTTGGATGATGACTTCAATGTTGATCTATTGACTTCAGAAATGTATTATGATAGACTTGATGCAGTAAAGGAAAATTTAGAAATTGTAAAAGATCTTTTAATCAATGAAGATTATATCTACCAAATTTATTTAAAATCGGAGTAATTTAAAAATGCTGTTAAATTTTAGAACTATGGTTCGCAAATATAGTATGGATGTTAAAGGTATCATTCATGTTGGTGCTCATAGGGGTCAGGAGATTGAAGATTATATTAGTTGTGGTGTGCAGGACATTATTCTTTTTGAACCATTAAGTCTCAATTTTAAAATTCTCGAACAAAACGTTGGAAACTCTAATGCCAACATTTCTGGACATCAAGTTGCATTGGGAAATGAAGAAAAAATGGTAACCATGTATTTGAGTGATAATGAACAGATGAGTAGTTCTATTCTTAAACCAAAATTGCATCTAACTAATCATCCAACGGTAAAATTCGATGGAACTGAAGAAGTTGAAATGAAAAAACTTGATAGTTTTTCTGAAGAAACTCAAGGATTTAATTTTATCAATATGGATGTTCAGGGGTATGAATTGGAAGTTTTGAAGGGTGGGTCTGAAACTTTGAAACACGTTGATTACGTTTACTGTGAAGTGAACCGAGATGAAGTCTATGAGAATAATGCTTATATTGAAGAACTCGATGAGTTTCTTTCTGAATATCAAATGGATAGGGTAGAGACTGATTGGTCTGGCGGTATTTGGGGTGATGCCCTATATGTGAGAAAAAAATAATGGCAATAGGTTATAATCGGTTAGGTTCAAATGGAAGACTTGGAAATCAAATGTTCCAATATGCAGGACTTCGTGGTATTGCTGCACATAAAGGATATGATTGGGTAATTCCACCTTTTGATGGATATGGCGATTCCAATTATGGATTATTTGATTGTTTTAAAATGTCTTCTGTAAAAGAGGCAAATTTTGGATATATTCAGGGACAGAGTATTCAATCTGGATGCTTCCATTTCAGTCAAGAATTTTTTGATAATTGTCCCGACAATATAAATCTTCATGATTATTTTACTACTGAAAAATATTTTAAAAATATTGAAGATTTAATCAGAAATGATTTTGAATTTAAAGATGAGATTTTAAATCCATGTAAAGAAATATTTGATGATTTAAAAAATCCAATATTCTTACACGTAAGGCGTAGTGATTATATTGGTAGTCAGGTGCATCATCCTCTGTGCTCTCTTCAATATTATGAAAATGCACTAAAACATTTTGACGAATCATCTCCAGTATTAGTATTTTCTGATGATATTGAATGGTGTAAAGATCAAGAATTATTCTCTTCTGATAGATTCATGTTGTCTGAATACCAAGAAAAATATCCCCAAAAGTCTGATACAAATGATGGAAAACAAAATGCATTAATTCCTTATTTTGATCTCTGTATGATGACTCTCTGCACTGGTGGTATTATTGCAAATAGTACTTTAAGTTGGTGGGGTGCCTGGTTAATCAAAAATCCAACTCAACCAATTATTGCACCTGATCCTTGGTTTGGTCCTGGATATAACCATTACATTATGGACGATTTATTACCAAAAAATTGGATTAAAGTTGAATCATGAACTTAACATTTTTAATGCCTTGCAGAATTGAGTCTGAAGATAGACTCAAAAATGTCATAACTTCAATTAGTTACTTACTTTATCATTTTCCGGAATGTAAAATTATAGTTAAAGAACACGATATTCAATCAATCTTTGAAGAAAAGGCACTTCCTTATATTACACAGTTGTTTGGAAAAAAACCGGAAAATTTAACTCATATTTTTGAATATGATCCTGATAGTTTCTTTCATAAGACTCGTATCCTAAATGATCTTTTACTGGAATCAAAAACTGAAATTGTTTATAATTATGATGTAGATCATCTTCTACCAATAAGTAGTTATCATACTGCATATAATATGATCTCCCAACATGGATTTGATGCTGTCTATTGCTACGGAGTTGGTGTTTATCAGTGGTTGGTAGATTATCCTATTGAAATGTTTGATAAATTTTTAAAATCTAGATTTGATTTAAAAGTTCTTCAACCTGGATGTAATATTTGTCCATCTGTTATGGGATTGGGGCAAATGATTCGGAGACAATCTGAAATTGATTCTTATATGTGGAATGAGAACTTTATGGCTTGGGGTCCTGAAGATTGTGAATTTCTTTATAGGATTCAAGTTATGGGATGTAGGGTGGGCAGAGTCAACGATATGTGCTATCATTTAAATCATGAGAGAACATTTAATTCTCATTATCATAATCCAAAGTGGCAATATAATATGAATATGTGGAATCAAATTAGATCATATGATAAAGAAACTCTTGTTAAATATTACGAAGAACAAAATTATGTAAAAAATCGGAGGAATAAATTAAATGTTGGCATTTAATTATTTGGGGAAACTTGGAAGACTTGGAAATCAAATGTTTCAATATGCCTCATTGCGAGGAATTGCTAGTCGTCGTGGTCTAGATTTTTGCATTCCAAATCATAATCAAATAGTCGAAGATCCTTATGGATTTGATATGAAGATTGAACTCTTCTATCCATTTAAGATGAATAATGTGACTTCTCGCAATATCAAACTTCTTGATCGTGGATATGCTCCAGTAGCAGAAGAAAAGCATTTTCACTTTGACGAACTTCTTTTTAATATGTGTCCTGATGAAATTAGTCTTGCAGGATATTTTCAATCCGAAAAATATTTCAAGCATATTGAAGATGATATTCGTGCAGACTTTTCATTTAAAGGTGAGATTCTAGAACCTTGTAAAGAAATGATTGGTTCGGTTGATGATGCAATTTCACTCCATGTCCGTAGAACTGATTATCTAACCAATCCAAATCATACCGCACTTGGTTTGGATTATTATGAGGAAGCACTCAAACAATTTAAAGATACCTCTCAAGTTCTTGTATTCTCTGATGATCCTGAATGGTGTAAAGAACAGGAACTATTTTCTGGTGACCGTTTTATGATTTCTGAATCTGGAGATCAATATGTCGATTTGTGTTTGATGAGTCTTTGTAATCAGCACGTCATTGCCAATTCCTCATTCTCTTGGTGGGGTGCTTGGTTATCTGGTTCTGATGATGTCGTGGCACCTGTAAAATGGTTTGGTAAAGATAATCAAGATAAAGATACTAAAGATCTAATTCCTGAACGTTGGGTGAGAATCTAATGGACAAAAACAAAGCAATCTATAAACTCAAAGGTCTTCCTCCCATCTATTATATCAATCTGGATGAACAACCAGAAAGAGCAGAATATATGGAGAATCAATTTAAGTATTGGGAAATTGAAGATTATACTAGAATCTCTGCCTATGATGGAAGAGACGGTAGAGACCTCGGAGACATTCTTAAAGGACGTTATCCTGATATGATGTCTTCTGGTGAGGTAGGTTGTGTAACATCGCACCTGAGGGCACTGAGGAACTTCTTAGAGACTTCTGATGCACCCTGTGCTCTTATTATGGAAGATGATTGTGATATCTCTACAGTATCGCACTGGCCTTTTAAATGGAAGGATTTCTTCTGTAAAGTCCCTTATGATTATGATGTAGTTCAACTTGCAATTATCAATCCTGCACAAGTTCATATAAGAATGCATCGTCGGTTTGTGAATGACTTCTCAACGGCTTGCTATTTAATTACAAGGCATCATGCACAAAAACTTATGGATCTTCATGTGCGTGGTGATAAGTATAAGTTGGATAATGGAGTTAAACCCCGCGCCGTTGCCGATGATCTGATTTATAATTCTGGTAATACTTTTGCAATTCCTCTATTCCTTTATAAGATTGAATTGGGATCTTCTATTCATAATGAGCATGTAGATGTGTTTCACAAATCGAGTTATGAAGGACTTTGGAATTTCTGGAAAGTCGATGCAACGAATATAAGTGACTGGAATCCTATATTTGATTATGATCCTTACTTTGGCACATTACCCCCAGGATGGGAAGGCAAGTAGGGGTTGACAAGTTCTTCCGGTTCATGTATACTGCTACAGTTCTTAACAAAAAAAAAAAATGACTGTTACAACCAATGAGCACGGGCAACAAAACCTGTTCGCAAAGGAACCTGAAATGTATGTCTCGCAGATCGATGCCGAGCGTCATGCAGTTGAGACTTATGCAGAGAGAGCAGAAAAATTGAACGGACAAGCGGCTATGATTGGATTCGTAGCGGCAGTGATTTCTTATGTGACCACAGGGCATCTATTCTTTGGTGTATGGTAATGTTTTGGCCTTATATCGTTTTTAATAACGAAGATGAAAAGATTCCAAAGGGATACTTTAAAGACGGAAATAGACTAATAAAAATTCATAATTATTATGCACAGGAGGATAGGCCAATGACTAAAAAACTTAAAACTCTTGAAGAGCACAATAAAATCGCAACACAAATCAATGAAACAAGTGGAAACGGCATTGCCTGCCCTAACTGCGGAAGTGAATTGTTTGATACTGGAATAGCATTAACCTCAAATCCTCCCCAATATTTAACATTCTGTAGAGAATGTAATTATAAAGGCTCAAGGTGGTGAGAAATGGTTTAGGACACTTCAACGACTGGCACAAGGACCTTGACAAAGGTGGAGATGTCGTGTAGTATAATGTCAAATCGCACATACCTTATGGAAAAAACTGAACAACATTCAATTACTCCGTCACCTGAATTGGTGAGGAAATGGTATGGTCAAATTTCATCTTACGATGTACCAGTTGATTATATCGCCACTCAAGCTGCCCAATGGGGGGCAGACCAGGAGTTGGAGGCGTGTGTACAGGTTATGAACTACCGTGGGCAACCTGATTCCGCTAAAGCACTTTTCAGAGCCCGCCGACCCAAACCACCCTCGCTGAAGGAGCAGGCACTGGATCAATTACGGGCTTTGGATCAGTATGGTGCCCTTGACTGCAACACCGATAAGATTCGCCGCGCACTGGAGGCACTCCCCAATGACTGACCGTTATAACTTCTCTACTTTACTTGATATTTTGTCTGTTGTGGGTGGAACTTATTTGCTTGCTAACCTGAAGATGGGTGGAGTAATCAACTTGCCTTGGTTGGTTATCTTCACTCCAGCATTGGTTTGCCTTTCGTTATCTTTGATTGTATTTCTCTTATTTCTTTACGTCGTTCAAAAACCCTTCCCATTTACGTAGAACTCTTATGGAAACCTCACAATCTAAATCACTGAGTCCCGCCGCGCAGGCGGTGATGGATGCCGCATCCCTCCGCGCCGCTGTTGGTCAGGCACATCCAAAAATCCACATCGAGGACATCAATTACGTGCATCAAAACTATGTTGATGGGTGGAAAGATGCTCTTGATGTTATTCTCACCATCGCTGACGAACTCGAAGGGTCGGTGACTTATAATCCACCTGAAGATGGCAAAATGGAAGAAACTCAATGGACAATGTTAATGAACTGATGAATACGGAAGAAGAGTTTTTTGATAGTCTTATTGAATACATTGATGCTGCTATTGATGCCAAACAAAAAGATAATGATATCTATTTGGGGGCAAGACTAATAGATTCAAAACAGCACTTAAAAAAATCATTGACAAAATTTACTGAAACTTTATTTCGCGTACGCTAAAAATTATGAAACTTTTTGACTTTGAAAAACGCGATGATTATGGAACTGATTATTATTTCAGTTTTCTAAAGACCCCAAAACATACTTTCCTACAAGTATCTTTGAGTATATGTTATACTCCTTCTTGGCCTTATTTGCAGATTACAATGGGAGAGAATAAGTTGTTTGGGGTCTTTTGCTACTTCTGGCGCATTGGTTTTGATGTTGATATAATTTCAAAAACTTGGAGAGTTTGATATGAAGATTGAAATTTTACAAGATTGTATAACTGGAATTTATAGTTGGACTTTATGTGATGGTCCTGACGGAATTGATGAGTTTTATGGAACCGGGAATATTCTGGGTGAAGTCTTTGAACAAATTATTGCTCGTCGGACTATGATTGGTTTAGAGTATTCTAAAGATTGAGGAATTTTATTATGACAATCTACTGTGTATATTTTCATTATCCTAATGAAGCAGATGATGTTTGTGGTTATTTTGATGATTATAACGTAGCAAAAGAACAGATGAATTTATTGCGAGAGTCTTTTGCTCTTAAAGAGAAAATTACTGGTTGTGAAATACCTTCTTATATTGACATTGAAGAATACAAATTGAATGATACTTCAACTATAAATTCATATATTGAAAATCATAAATCGGCAATTGAGTGGTATAAGAAGAGGGATGGGTTATGACAAACGAAATTAAAAAACAAATGACTATTACACAAGAATCAATTGATGAGTTAATTGAAGAATACGTTTCCGATAAATTGTATGATTATTGGGATATAGCGGCAAAAATTATCAATGACATTTATCCTAGGGAAAATTGTTATGATGATGCTGAATTTTATTTCCACGTTCACGCCATATGGGGTATGATGGATAATTATGCAATCCGCAGGGACACTCCCCCAACTGGCACAGACCCCTTGACAGAATCGTGAACTAATGTTACTATATAAATAAGATACATATGAAATTTATAAAATGTCCCTATCCACCAATACCGTTTATAAAGTTTTTGTAGAAAAACTTGGTGGTGCTAATCCATCTACCTTTGTGGGGGATAAAGGTGAAGTATTTTATAATCCAAATGATGGTGTTCTAAAAATATCAGATGGTTCTACTCCAACTGGAATAGTTATGAACCCATTAATGCCAGTTGGTTTTTTTACACCACCAGACAATCACTGGTATGTAAATCCAAATAGAACTGATACATATACTTCAACTGGTTCTGTTGCTGCTCCTTATAAAACTGTTGGTGCAGCATTAAGTGCAATTCAAAATGCTCTACAAACTGGAATTGTATCTTTTACTGATAATGGAGATAGTATTGCAAATCCACAATTTATTATTCTTCAAAGTTCTACAACAGAGAATATAGGACTTACAACAGGACACATTTATATTCAAGGAGATACTACAAGTGGTTCTCAAATGCCCATATGGATTTATGGAACAGTCACTATCAATCCAACAGGAGGAACTTTATATCAAAACCGATTTGGACTTTCTAATCTTGGTATTGTAAATACTGGAAGTAATCCTGGTATTGGGACAACGCACTCATTAAAAGTTACTGGTTCGGCACCTCTTCGTTGTTATCTAAATGATTGTAATATCATTGCAGGTTCTACAGGAAATCAGGCAATTTTTATGGATAATAGTGGAACTGGAACTCAATTATATGCAGAAATTCAACAATTATCCAGAGCAGGTACAGCAGGAACTGATTATATTGCAAAAGTCAGTAAAGGATATGCATTTTTTAGTAACTGCTCAACTGGTGGTTCAACTGCTACATTTAATGTAAGTGGAACAGGAACTCTACAAATCCAGTATAGTAAGATTGAAAGTGCTGGAGAAGCATGTGTAAAAGTTGATGGTGGAACTTGTATAGTTACTAGCACATCTCTAACAAATACTGTAGGACATGGAGTATCAATGACTGCTGGTACTCTTGTAACAATCAATAATTACTTTGATATACCTTTATCTCCTGCCAGCAACAGAGCAATTGCTGGTGTCTCTGGAGTTACTGTTCTTCATTCCAATACAGCAGTTGCTTTTGGAAAAAATGCAAAGTATAGCACTGCAATTGGTGCTGGATATGTTGGATTAGTGACTGGATTAACTGCAATATAATTTATCTGTCTTGGGTGCTGCAACAAATAGATGTTAAGAAATACTAACATAAACTTCATTACAACTCCAAACCTACCTAAATAATAGTAGGTTAGGAGTTTTTTATGTGCTCTGCTATTGTTCTTTCTACTGATAAGTATAACTATCGTAAAGTTGCTCAACAGCACTACAAACTTACTGACGAACAAATGAAGGATATTGATATTCACCACAATCCACCAAGATGTGAAGGTGGTAGAAATATTCCAGAGCATCTTTACATTTATCATCCAGCAACTCATAAACTCATTCACGATAAGCAAGCAATCAACTGGGCAAAGAAAAGCAAAGGAAACTCAACTGAAAAAAGAGGAAAACCTCCAAAGAAAACTGAACCTACACAACAAGAACTTGCTATTCTTAAATATCGTCAATCGGGACTATCAAGAAAAGAAGTTGCCGATTTACTTGGACTAAAAGAACATCAAGTCAAAAGGTCTATTTGTGAATGCTCAAAGTTTGGTTATGAACTTCATCTCAAATCTGGACCAAAAAAGGGATGTGAGCAAAGAGGTGGAAACATAAGAGGAAGTAATCAACACACCACTTGACTTCCCAAAAGAATGGTGTTATGATAAATACATCAGCAAGTCAGGAAATCCTAACATTGCTAAGGTGCTTACCGAGACTTTGCACAATAAATACGTCTCTCATATCCATACTGGAGGGTGGTATGGAGTATAATGTAATTGTTCAATTCCCCTTGAATACTACTTACTCTTTAACAAATGACTGCTACAATTGCTACACGCCAATCTGGCGACAATCTCTGGGAACGTTACCTTAGTTGGGTAACAAGTACAAATAATCGTTTATACGTCGGACATTTTGGAACCATTATGATTCCAACGTTGCTTGCCGCAACGATTTGTTTCATCATCGCATTTGTCGGTGCTCCTCCTGTAGACATCGACGGCATTCGTGAACCTGTTTCTGGTTCATTAATGTACGGTAATAACATCATCTCTGGTGCTGTTATTCCAAGTTCTAATGCTATTGGACTTCACTTCTATCCTATCTGGGAAGCAGCAAGTCTTGATGAATGGCTCTATAATGGTGGACCTTTCCAACTTGTTGTATTTCACTTCCTCATTGGCATCTTCTGCTATATGGGTCGTGAATGGGAACTCTCATACCGTCAAAATTAGGCGGCTCTTGAGAGAAATCTCAAGATAAACTTCGGGTGAATTGCTGGAAACTATGGACATCTACGACGAATTTATATCTTACCTTCAAACTATTCAACCTAACACCCCTGAATACTACGAGAAGCATCGTATTATTCCAGGACACGAAGGGGGAATTTATGAAGAGAGTAATATTATTAAATGCACATTTGAAAATCACAAACTTGCTCATTATTATCGTTGGTTATCTAAAGGTAATAAAAAAGATTGGTTTGCTTGGAATTTAATGTGCGGATATTCCTCTGGTAAAATTCGTAAAGAGATGGCTTCTTATTACGGGAAACTTGGTGGTCGTAAGACCAATCAAATCCATAAAGAACGAGGGACTAATTTTTATAGTTCGGAGTTTGGTAGAAATGCCTCACTCAAACGTTCTAAAGAAGATAAACAAAAATGGATGAATGAGTTGAATCAAGTTATCACAAACGAACAACGTTCAAATGCTGGTAAGATTGGTTCTCAAAAAACTCTTCAATTGCAAAGAAATACTAATACAGGTTTCTTTGACCCCAAATCAACTTTACAAAAACTTGGTAATCTGAAAAGATGGGGTATTAAAATTGATGGAGTTAGAATTCCATTTAAAAATCTATCTTCGGATTTTATTGATTATCATATCAATAAAGGAACCGATAAGGAGTATTTTAATTCATACAATCAGCAGGTAAGCCAACCACGAACTTGGTTGGAAACTTCAGAGACTACTGGGTTCAACAAGCGTGTTGAGTAATACCAGATTAGCGCCCGACACCTAAACTCTTATGAGTATGGTGAAGATATAGTCCGCCAAAATTTAATTTTGGCGCTCGGAATGCGTCCCTGGATTATGGTTGCTTACAGCGCACCTGTTGCTGCTGCTACTGCCGTATTCCTAATCTACCCCTTCGGTCAAGGTTCTTTTAGTGATGCTATGCCTCTTGGTATTAGCGGAACCTTTAATTATATGTTAGTCTTCCAGGCAGAACATAACATCCTTATGCACCCTTTTCATATGTTGGGTGTGGCGGGCGTTTTCGGAGGAAGTCTTTTCTCAGCGATGCACGGTTCACTAGTCACTAGCAGCCTTGTTCGTGAAACAACCGAAACTGAATCCCAAAATTATGGGTACAAATTCGGTCAAGAAGAAGAGACTTATAACATTGTTGCTGCTCATGGTTACTTCGGTCGTCTTATTTTCCAATATGCGTCCTTTAATAACTCCCGTTCGCTGCACTTCTTCCTTGCTGCCTGGCCCGTTGTTGGAATTTGGTTTGCTGCTCTTGGTGTTTCTACCATGGCATTCAATTTGAACGGATTTAACTACAATGGTTCTATCATGGACAATCAAGAACGTGTAATTCCTACTTGGGCAGACATTCTTAACCGTGCTGGACTTGGTTTTGAAGTTATGCACGAGAGAAATGCACATAATTTTCCTTTAGACCTTGCTGCTGCCCAAACAACTCAAGTTGCTTTGACTGCACCTTCTATCGGTTGATATAATAAGGAGGAACTCTTCGGAGTTCCTTTTTTATTTGCTAAATAGTTGAAGTTATGCTATAATAACTTCAATCAACTAAAAGAACTATGAGAACCTGCAAAATCTGCAACGAAGCAAAACCACTCACAGAGTTTTATCAAACTGTAAGAAATGGAGAACCTTATGGTTATCATGGAAAATGCAAATGTTGTTACATTAAAAAACAGCAGAAGAATTATGATCCAATTAAACAGAGGGATGAAAATCTAAAATATAGGTATGGAAAAAACTTTGGATTGAATGAATATAATATACTGTTAGAAAAACAGGGACATAAGTGTGCTATTTGTGGAACTACTGAACCTAAAGGAAGAAAATCTGGAAGAGGTGGTGAAATTGATGTATTTTTTGTAGATCACAATCATGAGACAGGTGAAGTAAGGGGTTTGCTTTGTAATGTTTGCAACAGAACAATTGGATATGTAAATGAAGATGTGGAACTTATTAAGAATATGATTAAATATGTTAAAAAGCATCAATAAAAAAATGCTCATAATCCTCACAGTCTTCCAAGTATTCGGATTCTTCCTCTTCATAATGTCTCTCTAGCACAAAACCTATAAGACCCAAATCATAAATACTCAAAAATACCTTTTCTATGTACGACGCAACTTTTATCAGCGACATTCACCTAGGGACTCCAAGATGTAATACTGAAAAGTTTCTAAAATTTCTAAAAGAACTTAAGACTAAGAAATTAGTTTTAGTTGGTGATGTTATTGATATTCATTGTATGGAAAGATATAACACTCGTTGGACCAAAGAACATACCGAATGCGTTCATCAAATACTCAACCTTGCAAAGAAAGGAACCGAGATTGTTTATATTCTTGGAAATCACGAAGGTATGCTACGAAGGTATTGTGACTTTGAGCGCAAGAACTTTAAGATGGTTGATGAGTATGTTCATAAGGACTCAAAGGGAAATAAGTTTCTTTGTATTCACGGAGATAAATATTCGGAGTATTCTTCTGGGTCTTGGAAGCAACTCATCTTCAATAAAGGTTATGAATTGATTACACCATTAAGTTTATTTCTGGAAAGATTCTTTAGATTTTCTTTAGTATATTTCCTCAAGAATACTGTAAGAGGAAAGAATTATATCAATCAATATGAGACTGATATTGCATCCTATTGTATACAAAGAGATGCGAAGTATTCTGGTGTAATTTGTGGGCATATTCATCACGGAAACATTAGATACTTTAAAAAACTATTATATATGTGTTGTGGAGATTGGTGTGATACGTGCTCTGCGATTGTGGAGAAAAATGGTATTTACGCACTTGAAAAATATAAATGATAAGTTTAGAAAAATGCTCCTCATCCTCCTATTCTTCCAGTTATTCGGAGTGTTCCTCTTTATAATGTCTTTAATTTAAAACATTTCTATTCACATAAAAGTTCTTTGTGATATAATTACTTGGAGTATTAAAAAACTTTTATATGAAAATCTTTTTAGACACCGCAGATATTTCCCAAATTACTCCAGCATATGATACTGGACTGATTGATGGTGTGACTACAAATCCTACTTTGATTCTCAAAAGTGGAAGACAACTTCGAGAAGTTATTCGAGAAATTTCAAAATTTTCGGATCTAGAAAGTATCTCTGCAGAAGTTGTTGCTGAAACATCTGAAGAAATGTTGATTCAGGCAAAAGAGTTTTATACAATTTCTCCTAATGTTACAATTAAAGTTCCTTGTACTGTTGAGGGATTAAAATCTTGTAAGTTTCTTTCAAATTTGGGAATCAGAACTAATGTAACCCTGGTCTTCTCTGTTGCACAAGCAATTCTTGCAGCAAAAGCGGCCGCGACTTACATTTCGCCTTTTGTTGGAAGATGGATGGATAACTCGGTGGATGGTATTGAACTTATTAGCAATATTCGTCAGGTTTATGACCGCTCAGGTGCAACTACTCAAATTCTTGCCGCATCCATTCGTGATGTTCGCCAAGTGGAACTCTCTGCAAAATATGGTGCAGATATTGTTACAATTCCACCTTTAGTTTTCTGGGCGATGTATAAAAATGTTATGACGGAAAGGGGTTTGGAACAGTTCAACAAAGATTATTTGGAGGCAAATGAATCAAATTAAAAAACTTGAGACGACTGAATATTCTGATTATTATTCGGTATATGATAAAAATGGAAGAAAAATCTGTGATAGTCCGTCCATTCAAGATACTTTAATGGTGGTTAGTCTTGGAGAAGGTCGGACTTATAAGAAGATTCACCTTCTCTTTGACCGAGTTGTAAATATTTCTTCAATGAGAATGGAAGACCCAAAACAACTTCAAGAACAAAAAATCTTACCAGATAGAACTGCAGAACCAGTTGTGGTTTGACTATATTCAATAAGACTCTTACATTCTTTTCATTTTCAATGACTAAAAAACTAAATAGTAAGAGAATTTGCTTTAATGTAAATGCCTATATCAACATGGATAAAAAATCTAATTCACTGGTTAAAATCTAAGTTCATTACAATAGAGCACGACCACACAGATTTTGGACATAGTGGCGAAGATGTTCCTCATGTATTTCCTCTTCCATCAGGAAATGAATTCAACCAACCCGAAAAAGGTGCGGTAACTACCACCAATACCAATACCAATACAATTCCTCTGGGCAACAGTGTAGACCTGAGCCGCACTTTCTTTCTGCACAGTAATCCAACAGCAACTAAAACCATCTTTTTGGACTTTGATGGTCACACCACCACCAACACCATCTGGAACAACCAATCAGGAAAGGATGCAATTACTACCCCCGCCTTCAACTCTGATAGCAAGCCGAAAGTACTTAGCAATGCCGAGCTGGAGCGCATTCAGTACATCTGGCAACGTGTCGCAGAAGACTTTGCTCCCTTCGGCATCAATGTCACCACCCAGGATCTCGGCACCGATGCCCTGGACAATACCGGTGGCAGTGACAACAAATGGGGTATGCGTGTAGCAATCGGTGGAGGGAATAAAGATTGGTACGGCAGCGCAGCCGGTGGCGTCGCCTTCGTCAACACCTTTGGCAATGCCGCCTTTGGCCCCGCCTTCGTGTTCTCGCAAAGTCTCAGCAACAATGAGAAATACACCGCAGAAGCGATCAGCCATGAGGTTGGACATACCCTCGGCCTTCTGCACGATGGCACCTACAACTCCCCCTACTATAAAGGTCAAGGTACTGGTGTCACAGAATGGGCTCCAATTATGGGTGTGGGATATTACAAGAACGTGACCCAATGGAGCCAGGGTGAATACAAAGATGCCAACAACACTCAGGATGATCTGGCCAAAATCAGCAGCAGCACCAACGGCGCCGGATACCGCGCCGATGATTTCGGCAACAGCGCCGCCAGTGCCAATGTTCTCACAGGTACAACTCTAAACCAGTTTGGTATTATTACTACTCGTACAGACTCTGATTGGTTTAAGTTTACCACAGGTGCAACTGGAGTTACCAATCTATCAATCACCACTGCTCTTCAGGCTTGGGTTAAGGGTGCGGATGGTAGTTTTACTAGCATAATTCTTCCTGGTCGTAGTCCTAATCTTGACATTGCTGCCACTCTATATGATGCTAATGGAACTGGTGCAGGCATTTCCACCAGTAATCCTACTAATTTACTAACCGCAAGTTTTAATCTCACTCTGACCGCAAATACTACTTATATTCTAAAGGTTGATGGTGTTGGTTTTGGCGATCCTCTTACTACTGGTTATAGTGATTATGGTAGTCTTGGTGGGTATCTTGTAACTGGAACTCTTGCATGAGTTTCTGAAACCTCTGATTCCCCCATAGAAACGATAAATGCCTCCTTGACAACAGGGAGGTTTTGTCGTATGATAGGACTGTTGAAATCCGAAATCTGAAATTTGATTATGACCACCCCCGACATTCGCGCCGCGCTGCTTGCCCTGGCACTTATTCCGCTGCCTGCGCTAGCCCAATCCGTTGATCCTGAACCTCAGAACGATCCGCCCCGCTGCACACTCGGCCCAGCCGGGCCAGAGTTTCCGGAAGGAACGATGGTGCTCACCTGTAGGCCATGCCGGGCCGGGGATGGCCAGCCATGAGCACCCCCCTGGACATCGTGATTCGACCCCTGAATCAAGAAAACCTCTGCGTAGCGCAGAGGCTAGTCGATGAAAATTTTGGCCATTATCCATGGCTGCATCGAAGACTTTTCTTCTCTGTTTGTAAACCCCAGTTTTTTTATCGCTGGGCACTCTCAGTTGGTTGGCAAATCACATCTTTGAGTGACTGGGTAGCATTGGATGCTGATAATCGGGTTATCGGCACTGTGGGAGTTTATACATACCGCAAAGATAGCAACGAAGCCTATTGGCTTTCCTGGTTCTGCGTCGATTCAGGCTTTCGTGGGAATGGCATTGGGAAAAAACTGCTTCAGTTTGCAATTCAACTAGCCCGTCAGGCCGGGAAAAAATATCTTCGCCTTTATACGTCTACGCATCCATCCGAAGCAACTGCCCAATCCCTGTACGAAAAAAGTGGATTCCAGATCACAGGAAGGGAGTCAGAGCGCATCTATTTAGAGCTAGATCTATCGAAGGAGGTGCAACCATGAGCAACGACATTCGCGCCCTGTGCGCTGAGCTTGTCAAGGAACTTCACAAGCACACATCTTTATACGACGGCCACGAAAGCGCCATGGTAACCCGCGCCCGCGCCGCCCTGGCGGCTGAGCCGGAGCCGGTGGGGGCCACGGATGAGGATCTGTGGAGCCTGTGGGTCAACCGCCCACATTTGACGAACACAACTCCTGCTGCCCTCCGCGCCTGCTACGACCTGGGCCGCCAGCACGGCGCCGCCCAGCCCCAAGCCACCCAGCCAGCGGCCGCCCCAGTGGTGGTGCCGGTGCCGGTGAGCGAGCGGTTGCCGGGGGAGGGGGATTGCGATGCAGAGGGGAAGTGCTGGCTATACAGCGCAATCACAGAAATCTGGCATTACTGGCGCCTTCCCAAGCAATCCCTGTGGACCCACTGGCTCCCATACCACGCCATCCCGCTGCCCCAGGCCGGGGAGGGGCAAGAATGATTGACCGAAGAATTGCCCCTCTTATTCTTTCTGTTGCTTTTCTCTCTGCACTCTCTGGATTTCTGTTTGGTGCTTATCGTGACAGTGACAGCAACCCAAACTTTCAATGCTATGTACTCCCCGCAAGCAAATGTAAATAATGCTAACCTATATTCTGAAGACTAATAAATGATTTTCTCAAGAGCAATTCTAGGAACCGATAAGACCAAAATGAACTGGTGGGATTATTGGGTTGGTCATTGTTTTATGACCGGATGGACTTCAATATATTATAATTTTCATACTTGGATGGATCTGGTATGGTTTTCTGATAATCATAAGAATTATGCACTTCTGAAAGATGATGACCCTTTTGAGCAGTGCTATCTGGAATTTTGGTACACTCTGAATGATGATGACACTTATCCTAAAGAATTCCTGGAATATTTAATGGGACTTGCAGATGAAGTAGAAAAAGGTGAAGTAGAATTAATTCCACTATCTGAGAGTTTCTTTGATGATTTAGAAAAGGAATTAAATAATGAATAAGTATGCCGTCATTTTCTCAAGTATCGCAGATAATGCAACAGTTTCTATTCAAATTTTAGTGAATAGTGAAATGACACCACGACAACTTAAGACTTATTATCAATCTTTAAGCATTACAATTTCCAATGTTGAGGTGATTCCAGTATGATGTTTGACGATGATCATGATGACTATAAGTGGCAGGACTATTCTTATTATGGTCTGAATCTCAAAAGAACTTGCCTTGCATGTCCTGAGCAGTATGATGTATATTATGAAGATACTCTATGCGGTTATATGAGACTTCGGCACGGTTACTTTAGAACTGAATATTATAAGACTCCAGATGATGATTATGGTGAAATCATTTATGATTGCGAACCAAAAGGTGATGGCATTTTTATGAATGATGAGAGAGAAGAACATCTAAAGAAAGGTGCCGAAGCAATTGTAAAGCGAATGGGATGGTGATGAAATCTTTAATAAAAAAAATAAAACACTTTCTTAAAAGAGACTCTGATGTTACATATTATCATGAGTTTCATTATATCTATATTACTCTGAAAGAACTTATAGAAGTTATTAAAACAAAGAATAAATAATTGTAAGTTGCAAATACTTATGGTTCCTCTACATTCGTTTAAGGACTACCTGTTTAATCTTCAAACAACAAGTAAAGCGGAAGCAAAGCGATTGTGGAGACAAAATATAAAAAATGCCTGGAATCATGAGTGTGCATATTGCGAATCTACGGAAAATATCACGCTTGATCATATTATTCCACAATGTAAAGGTGGACTTGATGTTAAGACAAATGTACTTTCATGTTGCGATTCTTGTAATCAGTCTAAGGGACATATTCCTTGGGAGCAATGGTATTATAATCAATGCTTTTTCTCTTATGAGAACTATGAAAAGATTAAGAATTGGATGAAACCAGAGGCACCATCAAATCTTTATGCATATCGTCCAAGACGTAATAATGTCTCTTAAATTTATATTATAAATAACTAAGACAGTACATACTGTTAATTCTTTGGCACATAACGATTGCGATAAATGTCAACTCCTATCAGGACTCCTATCAGGATTAGAAGATCTGCTGTACCTGGAAAAAGACCAACAACAGATCAACTCTTAAGTGCTGAACTAGCATATAATACTTATGATGGTGAATTAACCGCTAAGAGAGAGCGTCCTGGTATTGGAACTGATATTATTCGCATCGGTGCTGGCGCAACAGTTACTAATATTTTATATGTCACAAAAGACGGAAACGACTCAAACACCGGAAGAAAACTCGGAGATGCCAAGGCAACAATCAAAGGAGCAGTCGCAGAATCAACAGCAGGAACTGTTATTGAAGTTGCTGCTGGATCTTACATAGAAGATAATCCAATTATATTACCCGATCAAGTCAGTGTTGTTGGTAATAGTTTAAGAGAGGTTACAGTAATACCTCAAAATGTTGATGAAGATCTATTTTTAATCGGTAATGGAAATTATGCTGCCGAAATGTCTTATCGAGGATCCTTAAATCCCGGTAAGGCAATTTTTGCATTTGACCCAGATAATCAAAGATATATTAATCAGTCACCATATATTCAGAACTGTACAAACTTTATTCCAGATAGTATTGGAATGAGAATTGATGGTAATGATGTTATTGGGCCATTAAAATCAATGGTTCTCGACTCATATACTCAATATAATCAAAATGGTATTGGTATATCTATTACGAACTCTGGATATGCTCAGTTAGTTTCGCTATTTACTATCTGTCCAGATATTGCAGTTTTCTGTGGATCTGGTGCGGCATGTGATTTAACAAACTCCAATGCATCATTTGGTAACTATGGACTTGTTGCCGATGGTGTAAGTCCTCTTAAGTACACTGGGACAGTTAATTCTACATCTGTTATTGGAGCAGATACTTTCGTAGTTGATTTAAACACTTCAACTCTAAACATTACTGACGCTTCTTATGACAATACTACGGGAATTTTAAAGGCATATACATCAACGCCTCATAATTTTGACGTTGGTATGGGCATTACTATTTCTGGACTTGGATTTACTTGTCCTTATGAACCAGGAATCAGATATTATCCAAGTGGTCAAAAAGGATATGTTTTTGATGTTAAAACAGTTGCTCCTGGAAGATATATTGACGCATCAAATCTAATTAATTCAAATAAAACTGAAATTGTAGATAAGTCTCTCGCAGCAATTGCACTCAATCATCCAGACTTTGTTTTTCCTGGAGATTCGGCAAATGATGTTTCTTACAGATATAAAGACTCATATCGTTTAATTCAGCAAAATAGACAGGAGATCATAGATAAATCTCTTGCTTCAATTGCGATTGGATTTCCTACTGGATTTCATTTTCCCACTGATCCTATTCCTTACGAGCATAATCGTTATTATGACGCTTCTCGCTTAATACAAATCAATAAGCAGGAAATTATAGATAAATCTCTTGCAGCAATTGCCGTAGGATTTTCTACATTTTATTTTCCTGGTGATACTCAATCGAATGCAAGATCAAGATATTATGACGCCTATCGTCTAATTCAAAAAAATAGAACACAAATTGTAAATACTGCCTGGGTAAATGCAGCATCTGCATATCCTTCAATTACATCTACTGAAACAAAATGTAAGAGAGATCTTGGATTCTTCGTTGATGCAGTTTCTGCAGATGTTTTCACTGGTGGAAATAATTATGCAAAGCAATTTGCGCTTCAATATTTTGATAATGTTGGAAATCCAATTGTAAATGGATTGGTTGGAGAAATCACACAATCAATTTATGCTTTCCAACAAGCAAGAAATTTGATGAAGTCTGCGATCACAAATCAACTTTCATATCAAGAATTAACAATTATTACTGGGCCTGCCCAAATAGGTTCCGGAAGTCCATTTCCAGTTTCAAACACAAGTCCAAGTGCTTGTACTGATGTTCAAAATAATATTGACACCTTGGTAAGTATTATCACTACAGCAGTTGGTGCTGGAAATACTTCATCATTACCTTCAACAAATTTTGGCAATTTTACAACTGGCGGAACAAAATGTGCCAGAGATCTTGGGTATTTGGTGGATGCTCTTGCAACCGATGTATTCACTGGTGGAAATGCTTATGCCAGAGGATTTACTCTACAATATTTTAATAATTCTGGAAATCCTATCTCCAATGGATTAGTTGGTGAAACCGCAGAATCAATCACCGCTTTTGCTGCTGTAAGAGATTATGCTAAAAAGGCAATTACGAATCAATTGAACGTTAAAAATCTTTCAGTGAGTGCTGGTTTATCAACTTATGGTGGAACAGGAAGTATAATTACAGTTGATCAGTCTGGTAATGAAAACTCTTGTGCAGACGTTCAGAGTAATATTAATAATATAATTGGTATTGTTACTACTGTAATTGGTGCAGGAACTACTTTATCATTACCTCCATTAAATCTTGGAATTTCTACATCCAATAAATGTGCCAGAGATCTTGGGTATTTTGTGGATGCGGTATCTACTGATCTATTTACTGGTGGAAATTCCTATGTAATCGGGTTTACAAAGCAATATTTTAATAGTGTTGGATCTGCTACAACTGCACTTCTTGGTGAAGAATCGCAATCCATTTATGCATTTAATAGTGTTCGTGAATATGCTAAGAAGGCAATTACAAATCAACTTAATATAAAAGATCTTACAATTACTGCAGATCCATTAACCGCATATAACACATCTCCAGAATCCTGTGCAAATGTACAATCAACAATTAATACTCTTGTTGGAATTGCCACTCAGACAATTGCTGCTGGTAATTTAAGTCTTATTAATAGTATAACTTTAAATGGTGGGATTTTCTTAACTGGTCAATCTAAGTGTAGAAGAGATATTGGATATATTGTAGATGCTGTTTCTTCTGATGTTAGAAATTATACAAATAAAAGTATTATTTCGGCAACAAAATCATATTTCACAATTTCTGGAACTCCTATTTCTAATGGATTAGTTGGTGAAACTGCAGAATCAATCACGGCATTTAATGCAGTTGGTACTTATTCCAAACTTGCAATTAATAACATGTTGAATGTGAAAGATTTGACTGTTGCTTTTGACCCTGCAACTGGTTCAAATGTTGATCCACTATCCTGTGCAAATGTTAGAACTAATATTGACAATCTTGTTAGCATTATTACAACTACAATTGGTCTTGGAAATACCTCACTTTTACCTCCAGTTTCATCTTCAAGTACTTTATTTACAGTAAATGTTGGTGTTGCTACTCAGGCACACAATTATGTACCAAATACAGGAACTGCAAAGGTTAATGTAATTAGACCATTTGATGGGCAATCAATTTATTTCAATGATTTATATTATACTATAGGAAAAATCAAAGTTGGATCTGCCGGTACTGGATATAATTCCGCACCTATCATAACAATTTCTGATCCAACTGTTGATTGGGGAATACCTGCATCTGCAATTGTAGAAATATCAAACGGATCGGTCAGAAATATTGAAATTGTATCAAATGGAAGAGGATATTCTTCGGTTCCAACTGTTACAATTAGTTCCCCTAATGTTGGAATAAATACAGCAACAGCAACTATTGAATTACTTCCTAGTTATTATTCCGTTTTGAGTTCAACTGCAATTTCTGCTGGAATTTCTACAATTACAATAAATGAGAATATTCCTTATGTCGTTAATGCTGGATCTCAAGTTCCATTTTATAAGCAAAGTAGAATTCTGGCATCTGGGCATTCTTTTGAATATATTGGAGCAGGTACTGAGATTAGTAATGCTCTTCCTAACTTTGGTGGAGTTCCAATTCAAGATAATGAGGTTGATATGAAAAATGGTGGATTAGTTGTTTATACGAGTACTGATCAAGGGGGGAACTTTAGAATTGGTGAAGGTGTTGCTATTAATCAACTCACTGGAACTATTTCTGGTAGATTCTATACTAAGAGTTTGTTCTCAACTATGACACCATTTATTCTAGCACTAGGAGGATTTTAAAAAATGGCATTACCATTAAATTTATTTAAAACTATTACAAAAATTGCACCAATAAGTCCAGTTGGAATCTATACTGCACCAGTTGGTTATACTGGTGTAGTTCTATTGGCACAAGCTGCAAATGTAAGTTCTTCTACTTATACCGTTTCACTATCTCATAGAAGAACAACTGCAGGTATTCCAGTAGTAACTGAAATTGTAAAAGATTTTGCAATCCCCGGCAATGATTCAGCAAGTTTAGTTATGGGCAAATTGACTCTGGAACCTGGAGATTCTCTTATTTTATCATCAAATAATTCAACCAATATTAAATTCATTGGTAGTATTTTAGAAACACTTAACTAATACTTCTAAAAATGGCACAATTCCTCAGCGGCAGAAAAACTAATCTCAATATTGGTGTAACTTCAAGTACTGAAAATATTAATGTTTTGAATGTTACTGGTAATACTAATGTTACTGGAAATACTTCAACCAATGATTTAAATGTTTCTGGTATCACGAGCATCAAAGATCTAAATGTTACTGGAATTAGTACCGTTGATAGTTTAAATGTTGCTGGTCTCATAACCACCAGAAATTTAAATGTTACTGGAATCACTACAACCGATAGTTTAAATGTTGCTGGTCTCATAACCACCAGAAATTTAAATGTTATTGGAATCACTACAACCGATAGTTTAAATGTTGCTGGTCTCATAACCACCAGAAATTTAAATGTTATTGGAGTTACTACCACTGGCAGTTTAACTGTTGGTGGTGTATCTTCATTATCTTCAATTTCTGTTGGTGGGACAACGGGAATTAGTCAATATGTTTTAACTTCTACAGGAACTGGACTTATTTGGCAAGCAACAACTTCCCTTACTGGGGTTACTGGATTTAATGTCGTTGAAGATTTTACTTCTGGATTAAAATATCTGGCAATGCAGACTGGTGCCGGAACAACGCAGACAAATAATATATCTTCAAATCAATTAGTATATAATTCTACCACTAAAACTTTAGGTATTGGAACTACAAACGCAACATCTAAACTTACAGTACAAGGTGACGTTAAAGTTTCTGGTGTCGTAACAGCGACTACATTTATAGGAAATTTAACTGGATATGCTTCAACAGCAGGTATATCATCTTATGCAACTAGTGCCGGATATGCTAATACTGCTGGTATAACAACAAATCTATCTGGTGGTGCTGGTGGATCAATACCTTATCAGATTTCTTCTGGTATCACTACATTTTTAGCAAATGGTAGTTTAGGTAATCTACTACAATCAAATGGTGGTACTAATGCTCCTTCTTGGGTTCCTTTGAGTGGATTGACTGCTGGATATGCTGCAACAGCAGGTATAGCAACTTACGCTATCAGTTCAGGATATGCTTCAACAGCAGGTATTGCAACTTATGCAACTAGTGCCGGTTATGCTTCAACAGCAGGTATTGCAACTTATGCTACTAATGCTGGAACTTCTACATCAGTTATAGGTGGAATTGCTTCTGTAACTCAACTTAATGTTTCTGGTATAACAACACTTCAATCAGTAACTTTAATTGGTGGTGGAACTTCAACAGGAACCTCAGGTCAAGTTCTTCAGGTTACTGGTATTAACTCAAGTGTTTATATTGGTGGCAGTGTTGGTATCGGAATTACAAATCCAACATCTACTTTGCAAGTGGGTACTGCAATTAGTATGTATGGTGCTACTGGATTTGTAAGTGCTACTAGATATTATGGTGATGGTTCTTACTTATCTGGATTAATACCTAATACCGTAACAACATCTACTGCATCAACTCCACAATACATTGGTTTCTTAACTACCAGTTCTGGAGTTACCACTTCCATTCTAGCAAGTACTACATTAGTTTATATTCCTTCAAGTGGAAACCTTGGTATTGGAACTACAACCCCTACATCTAAACTTACAGTACAAGGTGATGTTAAAGTTTCTGGTGTCGTAACAGCAACTACATTTGTAGGTAATTTGACAGGTTATGCTTCAACAGCAGGCATAGCAACTGTAGCAACAAATCTTAATGCCGGTACAATATATCAAATTCCCTATCAATCAGCACCAAATACAACTGCATTCATTAGTACTACTGGTATTA